CCATGGCAGGGGCTCCCGCATAACCCATCGTCGGAACTTCTACTGGACCGGGGACCGAGGGAGGGGCCACAACGGGGGCAGGGCCCGCGACAGGGGCAGCGATAGGAGTGGGCGTGACCAAAGATGCAATGCCGTTGTTCCGGCCCATATATCCTCGGTTCTCGGATTCTCGTTGCGGCATTGCGTTGTACCGCGCTGCCGCCGCTTGGTTTCGAGCCACATTGGCCGGATCACTGGATGTCAGGCCCCTAAGCGACATCGCACCGTAGGACGGCTGATTGGCTTTCTGACCGAAATCAGCGCCGCCCCCGCCCCCACCATAGGAGTTTTTGCCGCCGCCGCTAAAGAGGTTGCCTATGCCGCTCTTAACCCCGCTCACAGCGTTGTTTACGATGCGGTCAACAGCGTCTCCCCCACGGCCAAAAAGGCCGTTGCCGCCACTGTTGTTTTCCTTGGCAAAGTTTGGTGGCATCTTACTGACCCTTTTTATCAGTAGGTTCCCGAAAACTTGAACCCGCTTACCTGTTGCTTGCCCTCGATGGGCGTAGCGATGCCCTTGGTGCCGGGATAGTCCATCTCCGACATCTTGCTGTCGTAGTCGGCGTCCATCTTGCCCGACTCCTTGGGCTTCACTGACTTGACCTTACCAAAGTTCTTCATCTCAGCCATCACATCTGCCCCTTGTACTTGCTACCACGGCCAGCCATGACGCAGCCGCCATTCTTATACCCTTTTTTCGTCTCGAAAACAGGGGCATCCTTGGTGTCTCGAATACGCCGAAACGGCCTGTTGATTTCGTTGAACGGAATGAAACTATCCGGCCCCGGGGGCTTAGAGAGTCGAAGCTTTCTGGATTCGGACATAAAGGCTTCTGCGTCATTGCGCTTTCCCTTTAAGTCGCTAAGGGACTCTTTGCCCTGAACCTTGCGCACACCCTGACGCATAAGACTGCCAACGGCGGCCATCCCCCGCATAAGCGAGTCTCCACCCATTTGTACTCCGGTAGTAGACGGCACGGCAATCTTATCTATTTCAGAATTTGCGTAGTCAAGAGTAGCCTTAGCCTTGCGGTTCTCGTTTGCCACAGCACTTTGGAAGCGGTCCTCTGAGGTCGCTTTCTTGCGGAAGTCATCGTTCTTGGCAACGGGCTTGGCGCGGAAGTCGTCAGCGCCCTGTTTGGGTTTCTTAGCCATTTCGGGGCTCCTTAAGCCGGGGTTGGGGCAACTCTAGCAGACTTTTTATTGAAGTGCAAAAACATCTATGTCAGCAAGGCTAGAACCTTCCACAGGTCCGCCCTTCTTGAAGGTCGAGAAGCCTTGCTCCTTGATCATCTTCTTGAGCTCAGGGGTCAGGCGGATGGCGTTTACTTCGTAGGTCGGGTTGTCCCTGTTCAGGAAGCCTTCCGCCTTGATCTTTTGAATCGGCACATCCAGATCAAACTCCTTCTTGAGGAGCTTGCGAAGCTGGGTGGGAACGATGTTTTCGTAGAAGTCCGCTTGCCCCGCGGATTCACCGTGGGTCCAAGTTTCTACGTCCTTGCCCATAGGCAAGCTAAACCACTCGGCGTCAGAGTTTGCCGCATTGAACAGCTCGTCTTTCAAGGCAGAAGGGACCCAGCGGTTGGTCGAGGTCGTGAATGGGCGGGTCGAGGTTTTTCCTTTGGGAGAACCGGGAGCCCCGGGCTTAGGCGTTAGAGTTCCGGCAAGCGCGTCCTCGAGCGCCTTGATGTCCAGTTTGTCCCCGTAAAGCATGGACATATCCGGCCTACCATAGAACCTCTGCATATCGTCGAGCACTTGGTTGTTGGTAGCAAGGTCCATGAGTTGCGTAGACAGGGGCCTAGACTTTGCGCGAAGGTCACGGATGTGTGAGGACAGCTCCTCGTATCCTTCCACATCTTTTTTAAGCCTCCCCGTATCTATGTCGAGGTACTTGTCGCTATACAAAACGTCCATGGCGGCGTTTTCCTGATCCATCAGGTCTTGGTACTTCTTACCCATCGTGATGTATTCTTGCAGCTTCTTCTTCTCATCCTTGGGGACATCAAATACGGGCTTGGTCCCCGTGACATGGAACCTTGACGGGTCGTCCCGGAACCTCTGCCCAATGTCGGACTGCGCCTCGAATAGGTGGTAGATTTTTTGATTCCCGGATGTAGTATTCAGAAATCCCGCCCGAGTGTGATACATACGGTTCTCATCTTGAGAGCCGCTATAGAAGTGCCCTTCACCGTAGGGCTTTGTTCCTAGGTCCCTCTCATAACCAGAGATGACGCCTCGACCTAGATCGTTATAGCCGTAGCGGTTTTCCCTGTAGTCCAGAAGTCCTTTTGGGGAGTTCTCATAGTAATGCGTTGTCCCGGGATCAAACTCACCTGCATACTCGCTTGGGTCTATGCCGAGGTAGTTGTAAACTTCCTCGGGAGGCATTTGATAGACTTCTTCTTGAATCTCGGCCCGTAGTCTAGAGTCCATCTGGCTGGGCGTCTCTTGGCCGGGAAGATACCTTTCCATAGCGGTGCTGCCTGAGACAATGCTTCCATCAGGCGCGATGTAGTTTGGCTCACTTAGCATATACCAGATTTCATTCCGTATAGCGCCGCTGTTGAAGTCAACGCCTTTGCTCACTAGGTCTCGAACATATCCAACATTCCAACGGAATGTATCATCGACATACAGACCTTTTCTGTCTGCCTCGGCAACGGCATTCTCTAGGTCCTGAAAGAGTTCCATAGATATGGTGTTTGGGTCTATGTCTGACAGGTCTTTGAATCCTTGCTCCCGCAAGGTGTTTTTTAGGGTATCCGCATAGTCTTCAACAAGTCGATCAGCCTGAATAAGCCTGTCCTGCTCGACCTGAGTGCGCAAATCCGCTTGCTGGCTAAAGTTATTCGCATCCCACTGAGCCACCTTTCCACCTATAGGACCTGTGGCCTCATGTGTAATCCGGCCAAACGGCAGAGAACCTTGGCCCGACTTGTTGATGGCGATGTCCCCAAGGATGTCTACGATCTCCTGCTTGGTGACCTTGTCCCTGCCTTGGAGCCAGTTGTCGAAGCCCGTGTACAGGAGCTCCTCTTTAGGGACGCCCTGATTGATCAGCGCGGCCCGCATTTGCTGCGGGGTTCCGACCTCTTGCTTGAGAGTGTTTGCAGCCTCGAAAGCCTTGGAGTAGCGACCAAGGGTTGGATCGACGTACCGCTGGGGAGGTGCTTCAAAGATATCCAGCGTGGGGTCCAAGAGCGGAGGTCCGCCGTTGTCGCCCATGCCCGGGGCCGCGCCAAACTCGCGGTTCTTAAGCTTAACCTCGTCCAAGATGTCGACCATCTGACCATCGCGCATGGTCCAGATGTGTTGCACATCATCTAGCGGTATAGGGCCTTCTCTGCCAGCAATCTTGGAAGAATCCGCGACAATGGTGTAGTTTTTGTCGCCATCACCTTTTGGCCTAGTGAAAATGCTATTTGGCACAGCATCATCCATCTCACCAAAGTAAAGAATTGCTTTCCCCTCTTGACCATACCCGCCTTCTTTTGGTCGAATAAGACCCGATTGAATCATGTCCTCAATCTGGCTTTGTCCCGTTACCCGCACAGCGTAGGGTTTTGAAGCAACAGATAGGCTAGTGGTTATTGGCCCATTTCCACGGAACACGTCATCTGGGCGGATGATAGCTCCGGCCCCGGTCCCCTGACCTGTGATCTGCGCCCCTGCGGCAGCGCTCTCCGAAGGCAAACCGCGCCCACGCATGAACTCCAAGTCGCCTTGAGCAAGGGCCCGGGCGTTGCCAATCGCGTCCGCGTAGACGACAGGGGCTTTTTCGACAGCCGTGTTGACAGCCCGCCGTGCGTTCCCCGCTACTTGGCCCACGGCCCCAGCGTCAGCCATTGCACTTAAGATGCGGCCTTCAGGCAAGACACCAGCGTAATCCAGCATCGCGCCAAGATCCCCAGTAAGGGCCTCGGACCGAGGAACGCCAACCGCCTTGGCAACGTCCCCAACCAACCCAGCCGCCCCGTAGAACGGAGACACAAGTGTCTGCAGCCCGGCTATCCCCATGTTCGTGGCAAACTTGCCCATCCGCTGTACGGATTCAGGTACATAGCTGTCCTTGTCCGGCGTCATCGTCGTGGCAGTGCTGGCAAGATCGTAAGCGCCCTTAAGATACGGAGCCGCCATGCCGACAGCCTGTTCGCCAAAGTACCCCTGATCAGGCGTCGAGGCGTAGAAGCTCGGGTCGTCCGCACGGGGCGGGGCAGCGAAGACGTCCGTGTTGGCCGTGGGGTCTTCAGCCAAAGATCGAACAAAAAACATCTGCCCGTCCGGGGCAACGCGGTACACACTGTTGCCTACAACCTTCAGGTTATCGATAGGGCCACCTTCGGCATATCCTACGTCATCAACCTCGCCCCCGTCGGAAAATCTCAGGTCCGGGTCACTGAGCTTGTTGGGGTCAAACTCAGCCCGCACATCCCTAAGCACAGCAGGGGAGTCATCCGCCCTGTCTACCAACATTATGAAACTGGTGCTTCCCTTGTCCTCGACCGCGTTCTTGTATGGGATGTGCGTAAAGCCTTGGTCCGCGAGTTCTTTTCTGAGGTACTTCGCAGCGATCTGCGGCTCTACCGTGCCGTAGTGGTTCGCCAGACCCGGGTTTTGCCCAAGGAGCACATTGGCGTACTCCTCATACACCATGAGGAGCTCCTTTTCAGTCATCGGACCGTCGAGAGACCGGAAGAGTTCACCCGGCTTAACCCCAAGGAATTCGGCAAACGCCTCCTTTGTAAAAGGCTTATCCGTTCTTGCGCGGAGCTCCATGGTGTGCCCAAGCAAGTCTCCTGATGAATTGTAGGCGTTGTAGTTACCCGCCTCCTGATTAGCCCCGATGTTTCTTTCCTCTGCCGCTTTGGCAGTGCCCACATGAACGCCAAGTTGGTCCTGAAAGTACTTATTATCGTTTGACGGGGGAGACCTGTTCAAATCAAACTTGGTGAACTCCTCCGGAGAGAGGGTTGTGTGATAGACGGTGTCCAAGAAGCCCAAGGCCTCTGCCTTGGGGTCGGAAGGCCTTGCGGGGCCAGTTCCGGCCCGTGGCCCAATTGGGCTATAGGGCTGTTCAGGACGCCGAAGTTCTCCCCCCGGAACCGTAATCATCGGCGGTGGCGTGGGCAGGGGTTGCGGAGGCACATCAACCTTCTGACCAGTGAGAAGCTTGTAGAAATCGTTCTGGGGTGCAGTGTCGGCGGCGGCTAAGGGCAAAGACTTGATGCCTCCGGCTGTCTTGGCTACTTGCCCCGCCATGACATTTGACCCTGCCATAACAGAACCCAAGTTCATCATCTTCTGATCAAACTCTTCCTGCGAAACAGGCAATCCAGAAACCGATGCGTCGTATGTGGCAAAGGCATCCGCTGGCGCTTGATACAAAAATGAAAGCATTTCAGGAACGGCAAACTCAAAGTCCCCACTCATCAAAGCTTCCGCCCCGGTCATGCCCTGCTTGGTAGCAATGGGCAAAATAGTCCGGCGGACCATGCCTTCACCAACGTCCCCGTGTAGAGCAGAGGCAAATCGCCCAGACGCCGTCTGGTCTCGGTACATCCCAACCAAGCGATTCCGCTCGTCACCCTGAATTCCCCACTCATCCAACGCAGCCACAAAGGCTTGTGGGTCTAGGTTCATAATCGAGTTGGGGTTCTCAACCGGGCCACCTTCGGCATAGCCTGCAGCGTTTGGAGCCCCGCTAAACTCTGCCATCCGTTGGTTTTTGCGCCGTACCTCGGGTAGGATATCAACCCTTTTTCCGTCACGTATGGTCCAGATGTGCTGCAAAGCGTCAAGCGGAATGCCTCTATTTTCGGTGTACTTGGCTACCTCGTCAGCCTTTCCCACAAGCGCAAACTGGCCCGGACTCTCAATTTGGCCTGCAAATTTGCCGATTTTTACTTCTGGATTATCTTGCAGACCAAAGTACAGAGTATCTTTTTTCTTCTTCCCATAGCCCTCCGGTTTTTGACGTACAAGTCCAGACTCTATGATGTCAGTAATCTGGTCTGCTTTAGTGGTCCGAAGGGCGTACTGACCCGCGAAATCTTTGGGGTCTTGCCCGTGGTTCACGTATGATATTGCCATATCCCCCTTTCCACCGGAGTCCGACTTTCCACGGAACTGGTCGTCGCGGCGGATGATAGCGGGGGGTTCAGTTTTCTGAGGCTTGGGGCCTTTCGTGGCCCTGCCAACGGGCCCCGCCATGACATTTGACCCTGCCATTAAGATGCGGCCTTCAGGCAAGACACCAGCGTAATCCAGCATCGCGCCAAGATCCCCAGTAAGGGCCTCGGGCCGAGGAACGCCAAACGCCTTGGCAACGTCCCCAACCAACCCAGCCGCCCCGTAGAACGGAGACACAAATGTCTGCAGCCCGGCTATCCCCATGTTCGTGGCAAACTTGCCCATCCGCTGGATGGCCTCCGGAGCGTAGTTGTTAGGGTCCGGCGTCATCGTCGTGGCAGTGCTGGCAAGATCGTAAGCGCCCTTAAGATACGGAGCCGCCATGCCAACAGCCTGTTGCCCAAAGTATGAGCCCTGCTCAGGCGTCGATTCATAAAAGCTAGGGTCGTCCGCCCGAGGCGGGGTGGCAGCGAAGACGTCCGTGTTAGCCGTAGGGTCTTGACCCAAAGACCGAACAAAAAACATCTGCCCGTCCGGGGCAACCCGGTACACACTGTTGCCCACAACCCTTAAGTTCTCAACCGGGCCACCCTCAACGAAGTTTTTGACAAAATCAAACCCAAACCTAGGCTTGCTTTGACTCGACCCCTCAACCGAAAACTTGGCGTTGTCCCCCACGCTGTACTCAGCCCGTCCAGAAAGATTGTCCCCGGACCTCGTAACGTCCGCACTAAGCGGCCCCAAGTCCGCGCCAATGCCAAACGTATTTATGCCGTCCACAAACGAACCTTGGTCCAAAAGCTGCTGCATAAAGCGGGCCTCGTAGTCCCCAGAAGCCACCTCGCGGCCCGCACTTGCCCGCAAACTGTTGTCGCCAGCGCTGTCAAGAAACAGTTCACCCCCAATCGAAATGCCAATCCTGCGACCGCTTTGATCCACAACAACCCCGTCAGGGTATTGTGTCTGCTGAGACTCGTTTAAGTAGGAAAACCCCGGTGTCAACGACCCACGATCACCAGTGAACGACATATTGCCAGAAGCCTGAAGACGCTTTCGCCCGTCCCCAGATTCATAAATAAACTCGCCGCTGGGCTTCCCGTACTTATCCGCCATGTCCAAGCTCCAAGGTCCGTGGTCCTCGGAACTCTAACCTAGATCCTTGGTTTCCTCAATGACAAAGGCCCCCCGCTCTTACACGGGAGGCCCTCGCCGCCTCAATGCCATCCGGTGGGGTGATGGCAGAGGTAGTACCGCACCCAAGTGGGAGGTGCTCTGGTGCGGGTTCTGGTTCAGTTAGACAGGTGTGCCCTCAAAGGTCAGGGTTAGAGCTGTGGCCTCGACCCCCGTTACTTGGACCGTGGCGTCCTGACGCTCAGGGGTAGGAATAGGTTCGAAGTCTTCCAGCAACTCGTTGCCAGAAACAAAGAACATACCCCTGTCCTCGTTGTAAATCAACCAATCGCCGGGGTGAATGTGCACCTCGTCCTCATCGTCGTTCATAGATAAATACCCAGCGCCAGAGACTACATAAAGGTCCCCATCGATCATCGCTCCTCGGAGCCACTTGGGCAAGCGGTCCACAGCACCTAACTCAAAGCTAACGTCGTACTGCCCATCTTCATGATGGGTAATACCGTAGAATTGCATCGCTTCGTAGATCTCGGACCTTGGACAGAATAGGGGCATCTCGGTACTCCGTGGCTTGGGTTCTGGGGAAATGTATCTCATAGCCTTGTGCAAAGTCAACAACCTCGAACGAAATTATATTGGCGAAAAATTCCGGGGGCTGGATCCAAAGGTAAATCGCCAGAAAAACTCGCCGATAATTCGCCGATAATTCGCGGAATGATATTAGGCGGTAGTGAATCTATACTTCAAGGGTGGGTGGGTGGGCCGCGCAGCGCCGCCCCGCTGTCAAGGGGGGTGCCCCATATCTTTAGTGTCCCCGCCCGAGCCTAGTTTGATCCAAAGGGACCCATTAGTGTAACCAAAGAGTGCTTGTGTCATGGCGTGTCATGTCGTATCGTGTTCTTACACGACGGAAGGATGTCGTGGGCCAAAACAAAAGGAATGGCAAGCATGGACTATATGTATAGCGAAACCTACGGTTTGCGGGTCGGCATCAAGATGACGGTCCAGCAGATCGAAGACCTGCGCGGCTTGGCCGTCAAGCTGCTTGGCGATAGCGACGAGGCGCAAGCTGCACGTGCCGTTGTCGGCATGGATTCGTGGGACCTGCGCAAGCTGCGCGACCAAGCGGATGCTGCGCTGCGCCAATGCGCGGATGCGCTGAAGTATGAATCAGGGCGCTTGGCCGACAAGGCAAAGCAAGAAGAGTAACCAACAGGGCAGGGCGCAAGCCCTGCCCGCCAACCCACGAAAGGAAACAGAATGCACGCTATGCAAGTCAAGCACCTCAAGCTCAAGGCCCAGATCAAAGGGCTGCAGACCAAAGTGCAAGAGCTCGAGCTCGAGGGGATCAAGCTTGGATTGGCCGAACGCCAGCCCCACGCCATCGAGGAATTCCGCTGGCCGAAGGCCGAAGTGATCGAGCGTTGGGGCGCTGGGATCTGGGAAAGCTACAAGCGCGAACGGATCGAGGAGCGGTTCAAATGGAAGTGAAGCAGATCGAGGCGGGGGAAAAGTCCCCCGCCAAGCGGCTCAAGTTCAAGATCGAATGGGCCCTGCTCATGCTTGGCGTTGGGCGGGTCGATGAAGCGGCCAAGATGTTCGAACAGGTGCTCGAGGCGCTGGACAAGATGGAGTGATCGAGGGGGCGAAAGCCCCCTCTTTCGAAGGCCTTTTGTTCTATGTTCCTGTTCCTGTTCCAGTAACAGGAAGGGCGGCGGCGCAAGCGCGAATAGCATTGGGCCCGACCCGACCCGACCCGACCCGACCCCCGCCCGAAAGTGTAAACCAAATAGACCTTTCAATTCCATGGTGGATCATGCTATCCTAGGACCACGGGCATGGTGCCCGTATCACAAGCAAAGGAAAGACAATGGCAAAAAACCCCTTCGGCAAGTCGCGGTCACAGTTGAACCCCTACGCTATATATGCGGCGGGCGATTGGACATGGCACATTTGCAAAACCTACAAAGCGCCGGAATCGGAATCGAAAGACGTCTATGCGCGTTGGTTTGTTTGGGCCAAGTCGCCGCATACCTACGGGTCATATGAAGGCGGCGATACCTACCGCGCCGAAATCCTGCAACACGCAAAGCTGGTGGCGGCGGAACCGGAATGGCTAGAGGCGCAAGGCATGACGCCAACAGCGGTTTTGTTTGCGGGCCTTCCCCTTCCCACGGAATATCTAGGGCGGCGGGTTGTCGGCACAATGTGACGCAAGTGTTAGGCGGGCCTTCGGGCCCGCCATCCACGTGCGCCAAAGCACGGTAACAGCAAAGGCAAAAACAATGGCGACTCTTCACACACCGCGCGAACCCAAGGTCCAAGCGATATTCTTGCGGGCACACTTGCGCCTGATATCGGTTGGTATGACCCCGCCCCGTGGCATGACCAAGGGCGATATCCTGCGCAAGGCGGGCAACATCACGGGCACGGCATACAAGCGCGGCGAATACGCCAAGGCGGTTGCTGATCTGACGGCCTTCATCGGGCCCAAAGAATCGGCAGAGATGGACTAAGGGGCGGGCCGCAAGGCCCGCCTTCCTACGGCCCTCTTCCCTTGTTCCTGTTACTGTTCCAGTAACAGGAACAGCGGCGGGCGGCGGTTCCACTAAGCCCCGACCCGACCCGACCCGACCCGACCCGATAGACCCGACCCCGACCCGATTTATTCCTTGCGGTCCTATCGCGGTTCATGCTAGGCTAAACGTGCGGGCAACGCCCCGCGCCACAAACAAAGGAAAAGGCAAAATGCAAAACGGAATCATCTATCGGGGCCCTAGCCTCTTGAACGAAAAGCCTATTGTCGTTGTCGCGTCTTACTCTGAACGCAACCGCAAGACGGGCGGCATGGTGCAAACCTATATCCTGTCAGACGAGCAAGACCCCGTGACGGCTAGCCGTATGGGCACGGATGCATCTATCTGCGGCGATTGCCCCTTGCGTGGCATTGCCAATCCCGCCAAGCCCAAGGGCCAAGCGGACAGGCGTGCTTGCTACGTGACGCTAATCCACGGGCCCGCCACCACGTACCGCGCCTTGCAGCGTGGCGTATATCCCAATGCCACCGATACAGAAGCACAAACCGCAATAGGCTTTGGGCGTTCTGTTCGTATCGGCACCTATGGAGACCCCGCCGCCGTGCCTATGCACGTTTGGGAAGGGCTGACAATGCGGGCCAAGGGTTGGACCGCCTACACGCATCAGTTCAAGTCTAACCCTGATGCGCTGGCCTATGCCATGGCGTCAGTCGAAAGCCTAGACGCCGCCCGCCACGTTTGGAGCCAAGACGGGCGGACCTTTCGCCTTGTCCGCAACGTGGCAGAGATTGACCTAAGCCGCGAAGTTATTTGCCCCGCAAGCGCGGAAGGCGGCAAGCGGACAACTTGCGCCGCCTGTATGCTTTGCTCTGGCGTTGCCACAAAGTCGACAAAGTCAGTCGCGATTGTTGCGCATGGCATGGGCAAGGCTTACGTATGATTTGCCAGCCGCGCCCTTACGCCATGCTAGGCGCGGCCAACTTGCCCCAAGGCGCTTTGCCTTGGGGCCTTTTCCCTACACCCGCGCCAGCAGGTCCGTGTAGTGCTGCCGCGACACCGCCAGCATCACCGCCACCAGATCAAGGAGCGAGGACCCCGACACAAGCGCCGGAGCCCGAAGCCCCGACCGCCCCACGTCCACGGCGTCCCGACCATGCCACAGGTAATAGCGGTCCCGACCCGACCCGACCCGACCCAATGCTCCCCGACCCGATTGACCCCGATCCGTGGTCCTTGGACCTTGATCCCCGAATATCGACAGGTTTGGTCGTGGTTTGGAGAGGTCTTGGGCCTCTGCCAAGATGAAAGACAGGCCGTGTTTGTGGGTCAGCAGTGTATTATAAGCGATTTGCATATCCGAAAGGCCGACCAAAAATTTTGCACTGACCTTTAGTTCAATTTTGAACGCACCAACGGGTGATGACACATCAATATCGGGTATTCCACCCCCATGTCGGTTCTCGATCCGTGTGCACAGGCATTTTTCGGCCTCAAGCAGAGGCTTCAGGCTCTTCCAAAGCTTTGCTTCCGGCCCCATTTGCGCTTGTCTCCGTTGGTGTGACGTCTTTTAGGAAGGGGTACTTTTCTTGCAGTTCCATCAGGCGTGTCATGATCTGGTCGCGGCTCATGTTTTCGATGCGGTTAAGCGTCTCACGGCGGTCAGTCGTTAGGCCACCCAAGGCACTGCGCAGCTTCTCTGCGTTGATGGCAGCGGAGAATTGGTTTGCGCCTTCCGCACCACGGGACAGGTTATAGAGGCGCTCTAACTGGCCCAGCGTTGTCACACCATACCTACGTTCACGTGCTTCCCGCAGTTCTTTGATGTATTCGACAACGTGGGGGAAGTCCGTGCCGTTCAGCAGCTTATTGGCGTATACACCAGCGGTATCGTGATTGAACCCTGCGCGTCGAGCGCAGTCCACGTTGGTGTAGAGGCCCTCAGCATACAATTCGGCAAAGGTTTTCTGCCGCTCTGTTATCACACGCCCATAACCCTCTTCGATGTGGGCAACGTTGCTACCCTTAAGAGCGGCAACGGCGTCCCTGTTCTTCCTAAAGCCACCCATGTCGATCCTCCGGCAAGTGAATTAAACCACCTTTTTGGTAAACCCAAGTCGGGGCAAGGGTCAAGACGAATCAGGGAAAGATTGCTATAGGGTTTTTTAGGCCCCCCCCTTCCATTTCATTACAGTAAGACCCCCTGAAAATGTTAAGTGTAATAACAATGTAATGAACTATATCTTGTCTTTTCAACAACTTAACACATACTCAACACACTTTTTCCATTAACACGAGGGGGGTCAACACAAATTTAAATTCACAAGGGGGGCCTAAAATCCCCTATAGGGCACTTTTGGCCCATTTTTGTCCTCTAAGTGACTGATACATATGACAAAACCGCCATTACAAACTCATTTACACTCTCCGAAGAAAGTGTAAAAAGTGTAAATGGCGGTGCTTTTTAGTCCTGCGATTTCATACACTTAGCAGGTCCAAGGAGCGAGGTCAACCCCTCAATCAACTTTGTAAAAACGCCCATTTTGTAAAGGACCAAGGTCCAAGGCCCAACATTCTTCTTGCACCCTGCTTCCGCTTGTGTATAGTGAACAAGCGACCACTACCAAACCCAAACTTAAAAGGAAGACCCAGATGATCTCCCCAGAAATCCTGCAACCCATCTTTGACAAGGTTGCCACGCACTTCCTGTCCATGCCGAAGCCTTCGGCTACCCCTGACAAGGCCATGTGCCTTTACCGCGACGAAGACAACGGCAACCGCTGCTTCATTGGCGCGTTGATCCAAGACGAAGACTACACCCACGAGATCGAGGGCGTGTCTGTCAGAAGCAGGGGCTACAAGCCTTTTGGCGCAGGGGCCACGCTTGAGGTCGCTGTCGTGCGTGGCATGAACGCCTTGGGCATCGAGATCGACGAATTGAACGACGATATCCGTGAAGACTTGGAAAGACTGCAGATTATCCATGACCACTGGGGCGAGGGACGATGTGGGCGCGAAAGCGTCAAAGAACTCCTCATCAGCTTTGCCAAGGCCCGCAAGCTTTCCGCCGCCGCCCTGACCGCAGAGGTGGCGGCATGATCATCAAGCTTGTCTACAACCCTGCCTATGGCTTGCCTGACGACACGCGCTGCCGTGTGCTGGCTGACTCCGAAAACCACGGCATCTACGCCGCCGCCAAAATGCACAACCTTGCGATGTCCACAGTCTACCGCTGGCGCAAGGAAATGCTCATGAAACCCGCAAAGGAAACCTCAAATGGCTAACCTCTTATACCCTGCCTATGTCGATAGGCTTGCCATCTACTCTGTCACACTCAATCCAGAGATTGGCTACAACGACGAAATGCCATCCGGCACAGTCTGTGCCATTTTGGATTGGACCACTGGTGACGGCTACACCAACGCTATAGACCAACTCAATGCCGTGAAAGCTTGCGCCCGCATTTTGGGGCATGACGAGAAAAACATCGGATTGGCAGTGCTGATCAACGACAGGTGGATCGCCGTCGACGAAGCAAACCTCAAGTATGGGGTTTGATCATGACCACAAGCCTCAAGCTTACCTTTGCCCGCTACGTCTACGAACTGGGCGTCTTCTCCGTCGATAACAACCCCAACACGGGCTACGGCGACCCCTTGGACCAAGGTGCGATGGTCTGCAAACTCCCTTGGTCGCACGAAGACGGGGAAGCCAAGGCTTTCGAACTGTTTAAGGCGGCGCAAGCCGCATCATCAGCGTTGGGCGGAGTGATCTGCCTTGCCGCAAAAGTCGATGGCGAATGGATCGCCTGTCACCACACCAACCTTTCAGAATAAGGAAACCTGAAATGATCATAATCAGCAAGGATCAGGCGCACGATATGCTCCGCATCATCGAGGCCAGCATCGAGATGGACCAGTTTGCCGAACTCGATCTCAAGGACGTCGACCAGCTAGAGCGCTTCCTTGCCCGCGCCAAGCTGCATGAACTTCTGACAAACGCGCTGTATCAGCAATCGAGAGGAGCGGAAGCATGACGCAATACGTAGTGATCTGGCGGGCCTACGACACCGCCGAAACCATGCTGACGGACGTCTACCTGCCTGACGATCTGGAGCCGGACGCCCTGACAGATGACAACTGGGTCAACCTCGCGTGTGAGCGCGAGGAAGACGATCTGGAAGACAATGAGAAGAGCCTACCGCCCAGCGTCACGGGCTACGACCTCATCGCCGTGCTGCGCGGCCCCATCACCCTTATTCGTTGAAAGGAAAGAACAATGGACACAACCCAACTCCACGCCTACCCGCACGACACGGGTCTAGCCCCCTGCAAGGGACTGACCAAGCGCGAATGGTATGCGGGCCTAGCAATGATGGCGCTCATCCCCCACGCCACGGCCATCAACGCCAATTCCTACGAACTGGCTGACCGCGCCTTCCAGATTGCTGACGCGATGGTCTACGCCATCCAGAAGGATGAACTGGGGGCCAGCAAATGACCACCAAACCCTGCCCAGAATGCGAGGGCCAAGGTCAGAGGGAATTCGAGCGGGTCTGTAGGGCCTCTGCATCAAACCCCTACGGCGACATCGAAGGCTACATGGCGGAGTGCGACAACTGCCATGGGTTGGGCGAGATCGAATACGACGAGGAAGACGAGGAATAATGCAAGTGATCGTTGCCATCGCCCTCATCTGCGGGGAAATCGTGTGCTCGAATGTGGTTTATGAACCAAGGTTCGAGGACATGGCGGCTTGCGAAGCATACATCGGGAACGAGCGGCAGGTCCGCTCGTTAGACCAAGAACAGGTCGTGTTGGACGACTGCATATGGACGACAGAAGAAATCATGAAGGAATTCAAATGACCCAGATCACGCATGAAAGCACGGCGGAGTCGCAAGCTTT